TCTTGGAACTACTTATAGTTGTGTTGGTGTTTATCAGAATGGTAAAGTCGAAATTATTGCTAATGATCTTGGTGAACGAACTACACCATCATATGTTGGTTTTACTGACACAGAACGTTTAGTAGGTGCTGCGGCTAAAACGGCAGCGACAGGAAATCCAACTAATACAGTTTATGATGCGAAACGTTTGATTGGCCGCGATTATTCAGATCCAAAAATGCAAGAAAACTTTAAACATTTTTCATTTAAGGTGGTTGATCGTGACAACAAACCAAAAATTAGTGTTGTTTTTAAGGGAGAAACTAAAGAATTTACACCAGAAGAAATTTCATCAATGGTCCTTAGTAAAATGAAACAAACTGCCGAAGACTATCTTGGTCACCCAGTTAAGAATGCCGTAGTGACAGTGCCAGCTTATTTCAATGACGCACAACGCCAAGCCACAAAAGATGCAGGTGTGATTGCTGGGTTAAATGTATTGCGTATTATTAACGAGCCAACTGCCGCTGCAATTGCGTATGGTCTTGACAAGATAGAAAACAAAGCAAAAAATATTTTAATTTTTGATTGCGGAGGTAAATAGTACTGCTTCCTGTGGTGAAAGCCCACCCAATTATTTAATGTAAAATAATTGGAATCTGGTTAATTGCTGGGAACCCCTAAAGTTCATAACACTACAACGTGGCTGGTAACGGCGAGCGTGAATGTTTTAAAAAGCTTATGAAATTGGGCAATCAGCAGCCAAGCGTCTTCGTGAGGAGATGAAGGTTCAACGACTAGAATAAGTAGAGTTTAATGAATAATTTACAACAACTTGAAAGTTCCACGAATGCCAGAGTTTATTTTGTTTTAACAAAATAAATAAGATATAGTCTGAACTTATACGAAAGTATAAGAAGTTAGGATAAAGAGCCTAACGATAACAAAAAATCATGGGTACTCATGATGTGTCATTGTTGACAATTGACGAGGGTGTATTTGAGGTGAAGGCGACAGCAGGTGATACCTTCTTAGGTGGTGAAGATTTTGATACAAGAATTGTCAATTATGTAGTGGAAGAATTTAAGCGTAAGAACCGAGTAGATTTATCAACCAATGTGCGAGCACTCCGTCGTCTTCGTACAGCAGCAGAACGTGCTAAACGTTCGCTATCAGGTATGGCTCAGACGAGTATTGATGTTGATGCGATTCACGAGGGCATTGATTTGAATGTTCCACTAAGTCGAGCTAAATTTGAGAGTATTTGTATGGATTTGTTCCAACGAACGATGGATCCAGTCGACCGTGTCTTGAAGGATGCAAAGATTGGAAAATCAGAAGTTCATGAAATTGTCTTGGTGGGTGGTTCAACTCGTATTCCAAAGGTCCAAGAAATGCTAACAACTTTTTTTAATGGTAAAGAACTTTGTCGTAGTATTAACCCAGATGAAGCGGTTGCATATGGTGCAGCAGTTCAAGCTGCGATTCTATCTGGAACTCGGGATGATAAACTAGATAACTTGGTTCTTCTGGATGTGACTCCACTTTCTTTAGGCGTAGAAACGGCGGGAGGAATTATGACGAATATTATTCCCCGTGGATCGACAGTTCCTATTAAGAAGAGTCAAACATTTTCAACAGCAGTGGATAACCAACCGGGTGTAACCATTCAAGTGTTTGAGGGAGAACGCCAGCTAACAGCACACAATAATAAGCTAGGAGAATTCCAACTGAGGGGTATTCCACCAATGCCCCGAGGAACGCCTCAAATTGAGATTTCATACGAGGTCGATGCGAATGGTATTCTTCAAGTATCGGCAGTTGAAAAATCAACCGGAAAAGCAGAAAAGATTACAATTACAAATGATTCAAGTCGTTTGAACAAAGAGGATATTGAACGAATGGTTAAAGATGCAGAAAAGTTTAAGGCGGAGGATGATCGCACTCGCGAGAAGGTCGAGGCCAAAAACAAGCTTGAAAACTATTGTTATAACGTCAAGTCCACAGTTTTGGGGGAAGAGAAGATGAAATCAGCACTAGGTGCTGATCTATCAACCGTAGAGAAGCTTGTAGAGGAAACACTTCGTTGGTTAGATGATAACCAGAGTGCAACCACAGAAGAGTTTCAAGCAAAACTAAAGGAGGTAGAGGGAACATTATCCCCGCTAATTGGAAAGGCATATCAAAACGGAAATGGAGACTCAACTCAAGGAGAGTCGGGACCACATGTAGAAGAAGTAGATTAAATGGATTCCATAAATTATATAATTTAATAAAATTATATAATTTAATTAAATTATATAAAATATATAAAATATAAATAATAGTATATGCCTTTTGATAATTTTTTTGTCAATATGCCGTTCGCAATTTCTCAGAATGGAGAATATTATTCACAAACAAATACAGTGAGTGAAAACAGTTATGATTATATATTAGATATTGACATGTTATCAGGTAGCTTAGTAATAAATGATCTCTTTGATAAAAGATCATTTGTTCAGAATTCAAATAATGATAATATGGTTAATATCGAGTTAGAAGCAAATTTAAATACGCTAAATAATATGCTGTATAAATTTAGTAGTATAGATATTCGTTCTTTAAATAATGATGTATCTGGAAAAAATGCATATTTAACTTTTGAAAAAGGAGAAAACAAATTACTTGGTTTTAGATTACTTGAAATAGTGGCAACAAAAATATTTGGTCATGCCAAAGCCCGTTCAGCCATCTCAAATGATTCAGAATACTATCTACCTTATTCAACAGAAACTTCATTAATAAAACAAATTGTATCTGGTATTAATAATGGTATTGTAGAAAGAAAAACTGATTTGTTCAATCAGTATGTTGCTTATGATAGAATACAAGATAATGTAGATACAAATAATGCATCTAATGAGTTTAATGCAGATTCAGAAGCAACTAAATTATTTAACTTTGCAGATACTGAATGGGAATTCCCAATGAATTTCACTACATCAATTCAAGCAGATTCATCAATATTAGTAAATAATGGTCCTAATGTAGGTGGATCACAATTAGTAAATGGTACGGTCACAGTCCCACTTTTATTACGATTTTTTAGAAGCATGCCTAGTTCATATGTAAGTGTTAATTCACCAACAATTAATATAAATAATACAACATCTGTTAGTAATTTTTCATTAAATGGAGCAACAATGTATACTGCTCCAGGTGGGTCTTCAACAATATCTTTAGTGGAATCAGTAAATACACCATCTGGTGCAGCATATGCAAGTGTACAAGAAATAAATACTTATATTACATTAGCACCGGACGGAGCACTATTTACTAAACATGTCAGTTTTCAAGTATCAATAACACCAGGATTAACAATGGGTGTTTACTTTAAATCTTCAACAGATCCATCACCAGTCCTAATTCCTAATACTAATACATCAGCAAATGATGTCTATTATACATTAAATCTAACAACAGGAATACTAACTCTATACACGAAACACTTTTCTGAATTATTTGTGACTAAACCAGAAGCACTTGCTCCAAAAAATATAGTATTATCAGGAACTTATACATCAGGGGAAGTTACAGTATATGATACCAATAATAGCACAGTTTTCGCAACACATGCTAATGATGGTCTAGTAGCAACACTTGAAGATTTTTTCATAGTTAATTATGATTTATCCGGAACACCACTATGGACAAGAAAAATATTAGGATACTCTAATGGCAACGTGCAACATCAGATTGTTAAAGATAATAATGGAAATTTATATGTAGCGATGATTTATAATAAGGAAGTAAAAATTTTCAATTCTGATAATAGTACAGTGTTTGCAACATTAACACCACCAGGTACAGTAAGTAATGGATTTATATTAAAATATAATTCGGCAGGTGTTCCACAATGGTTGCAACAAATAAATTCTTCCAGTGGTTATGTTAATATTACTAATTTAGTATTTGATAGTTCAGATAATTTATATGTGACAGGAACATATACATTAACAGGTACATTAACATTTTATAACACAAATAATAGTGTTTACAAACAAATTCCAAATACTGGTACTGGTAGTTCTACAGATACATATATAGCTAAATATAATATATTAGGTGACCCCCAATGGGTAAGAAGAATAGGTGGATTAGGTGCTGAAACTTCATACCAAATTAATTTAGTAGCTAATAATATTTACATTACTCTTCAGTTTAGTTCAGCATCAGTAACTATCTATAATGGCGATGATTCAATTTATGGTCAATATACAAGAGAAGGCAGTAGCGATATGGCATTAATAAGATATGATTTATCAGGAACTCCACAATCGGTCAGTCGGATTAAGGACGCGCTATATATAAATGTACAAACAATTAATGATTCAAATAATTTATTTATAGTATGTAAGTGTCAAAATCCATGTACAGCCTATAATCCAAATGGATCAATTTTTGAGGTGATACTCGAGAAAACACATTTAATAATAAAATATAATTCTTCTGGTAATCCAGTGTGGATACAAAAATTGTCTCATAATGATTTAGTGATGAATAATATTGGTATTGATGGTAGTGGTAATATATATGTAACAGCAACCGCAAATGCTATAACTGTGTTTAATTTATCTGGGACACAGTTTAAAACTATTTCACCAGGTACATTCGGTGCACATCTGTTTATATTTAAATATAATTCATCTGGGGCACCGCAATGGCTTACAAGAATAAGTTTCCCTGATCCAATTTATAGTTTAATAACTTCATCAGGTGATATGTATATAGCAGGTTATAGTGACAGTGGAACAACTTTTTATAGGATGGATGGCACTATTTGGAGACAGGTTAGCTTTTGTCTATACTGTATCAAATATACTACATCGGGAGATCCCGAATATATTATAGAAAATCAATGTTTATCAGGCGTTTCATTTGATGCATCAGTAAAATCATTAAGTAAAGATGCAAATAATAATATATATATATCAGGTTCTTATAATTTCCCGAACGTTAATGATACCCTGGCAATAAAAAATAGATCGAATGTAACATTTGCGAGTTTACCAATTACCACACCTAATGTAAACGATTCATTTATACTAAAAATGAATTCCGATGGATATCCTTCTTGGGTTAGACGAATAAGTGGTATCGGACGTGATAGTATAACACAAACAGTAATAGACAATAATAGTTTAACAACTATAGGAACATTTACTTCGAGTACATTAAATATTCATAATACAAATTTATCAAGTGCATATTTAACATTAACCCATAGTTTATCAGTTACCTCATCAGCTAATGCTTTTATTGTTAACTATAATCCATCGGGAACTATATTATGGTCACGAAGATTAGGGTGTACAAGTACTGCGAATATTTTGAAAACAATAATAGATAGTGATGGCAATTTATATGCTTGTGGTACTTTCTATCAAACAATGAATATTTATAATGCGAATGAAACTTTATTTGCTCAATATACAACGACAACGGCAGTAACCGATAGTGATATTTTTATAATTAAATATAATTCATCAGGAACTCCGCAATGGTCGCGTAGAATTGCAAGTATATTAAATGATATGTCATTAACTATGCACTTGGATTCAAGTAATAACATCTATATAACAGGAACCTATTTAGCAAATCTCAAGATTTATAATGCTGATAATACAGTTTTTGCAGAAGTACCTTTTAATGGCACGGTAGGTCTATTCGTAGCTAAATATAATTTATCGGGAACCCCACAATGGGCTCAACGCATATTAGGATCGACTGTTTATCCAACAACAAGTCGAGTAGATAGTAGTGGTAATCTTTATGTATCTGGTTATTATATCGACAACACATTTACAATTTATAATACAACTGGTTCTACTTTCACCCAATTAACAGCTCAAGGTAATAGGGATGTGTTTATAGTTAAATATAATACTTCAGGAACACCACAATGGGTAAGAAAGATAGCCAGTTCTAGTCTCGAACATCCTGTAACATTACAATTAGATAGTTTAAACAATTTATATGTTGTTGGTTTTTATCAGGGATCTTTAACAATGTATAACACAGATAATAGTAGCATTTTTGCAACGCTTACAAATGCAGGTTCAAATGATATATTTATAGCAAAATATAATTCATCAGGAGTTCCACAATGGATCGCAAAAATACAAGGTACCGGTTCAGATTATCCTGTGTCAACAGTGATAGATACAAATAATAATATAAGTATCCTAGGTTATTATTCCACATCAACAACAATATATAATTCAAATGGTTCTACTTTTATAACACTCACAGATCCAGGAGATACAAGCATATTTATTGCTCAGTATAATTCATCAGGTACGCCTCAATGGGGTAGAAAAATCGGAGGAAATGGTGTTGAAATGTCTACACTAATGAATATTACTACTGATAATAGTATCTATGTTATTGGATATTGGAGAAATCAGCCATTAATAATGTATGATACAAATAATAGTAGCACTTTTGCAACACTTACAAACGCAGGTAGTAATGATATTTTTATAGCAAAATATAATTCAACCGGTGCTCCACAATGGATCCGAAAGATTGCTAGCTCTACTAGTGATATATCAGTTTATTCAGATGTTGATAAATATGATAACATTTATGTCTCGGGATACTATACAACTAATACACTAACAGTTTATAATGCAGATGGAAGTAACTTTATCCAATTAACAAATAACGGTCTTAACGATACTTTTGTAATTAAATACAACTCAGCGGGTATACCAAAATGGATTCGTAAGGTAGGAGGTAGTGGTGACGAACAAGGTACCTATTTAACAGTTATAAAATAAGTACACAAAAAATGGATTTCATAAGATCAAAAGTATTTGTAGCGAAAACCACAATTTTAATAGTTTTATAAAATAAATAATATTAAATTAAACATTTAATTTGATATTATCATTTACGTGTTTCATATTAAATTAATTTTATGGATTTAATTACACAATTCTTTCAATAAACACCTTCTTACAGATTATTTTTAAAGACATACATATTTTTTCGCGCCATTTGTATCTCGATCTATTTTATAGTTAGAATTTTCACAAGTCTTTATCACTGAATCATTTTCATCATATGATTCGTTGATGGAGTCAATTATAATTATTTTATTACTTGTGACGTTAATGATAATGGATGTATCTTCATTTAGTTTTACGCTAGTTGTAATAGAATTAGTGACATTGACAGCTGGGTCTGTTAATCTAAAAGACTTAAAAATTTTCAAACATATTAAGAATAATAAATAATATTTTAAGTGATTTTTATTGAAGGGACTTAATAAATTTATGTAAGTATTTAGCAAAATTTCTTTGGATTTCTTTACTAGAAAATGTTTTGTCACCAGCACATTTAAATTCATTATAAAAGAAACTGGTAGGGTCAATTTCAAGTTCATTCGCATATAATCTGACGGGATTATTAAAACCTTCAATTTCTTGTGAAAATTTATCTTGAAATTGTGGATCAACTGCATAAGATACATCAACCCGAAATAAGATAGGTTGTCTTTGATGTTTCCAAAAGAGAGGTATATATTTTTTGTAGACCTCAATAGCGAATTTAATAACGGCTTTTTCTAGTGGTTTTTTATTTTCATCAACAATACAAGTGTTAGGAACCATATCACCTTTAGCAATATATCGTGGAACTCCATTATGAAAAAACACACGATATTCATTATCACGCCGGCTAACAATTTTATTATATCCTTGAACAATATAATATCGATCAGTATTTCGATCTTGTTGTATAGCACTAGCAGTTGTTCCCCAAAATCTTTTAAAATTTAATTTTTTAGCTTTATGAAGAAAATCCCCATAATTTTTGACAAATTCTTTATTAAAAGTTTGGACTTGTTTTCCTTCATAAGAATAACCTTTTTTAACAACAACACGGTCAAATTCTTTCCATAATTCTTGGATGGCATTCCATAATGTAGTATTAATTTTTTTTTCATCAACAAATGGTTTATAATTAGGAAAAACAAAAACCTTAGTTTTAGGTAATTGTGCAAATTGTAATTGATCAAGTAAAACTTTATTATATTTTTTGCTACCAAAATTATCAGTCGCATCGATACCGGGATAAATAAAGACTCCTTGTTTTTCAATATATCTCATATATTCTTTCATTTGGTAAATATTTTTATGATTTAAATAAGAATCGCTAAAAATATCTTGGAATAAAAAGATTGCTTTAATGTTTTCAATTTTAATTTCATTAATCGTTGGTGTTAATTCCAATGGACTTTTAATAATTTTATAATTATATTTTTTTTTCTCACGATGTTTTTCTAAATAATTAAGTAAATAAGTTGCTTCTGTAAAAATGGTATCTGGTTTTTCAAACCAATACTCCTCACCTAATATGATGATTGTTTTCATTATATTATTAAATAGAAATAAAATCGTGAGTTTAATAATATGGAAAATATAATAAAGCCAAAATTAATAGAACTGAAAAGTTTATTAGAAAACCATCTAATAGAACAAGAAAACACAAGAACAAATTATAAGACACATGTAAAACTCTGCGTTTTAAATGTGCAAAGATGTTACTATTACAATACTTTTAATAAACACCTACAGTAACAAATTAGCACAAATTATAACATTTTATAACAGATTAATAGATAGGAATCATTTGATATTGGTCCAAATACTCAACCCAATAAACACAAAATATTTAGTACGACTTCTAAATTAATGAGGTCATTAAGACGTGTCAGAAGTGTGGATAGTGTTGATATGAATTCACTAAAAAGGAAAACAAAACTTAGAAAAGAAGCATCCATTGAGATGGGTCAAATTGAATTTGATTACAAATAAAATATGCTATTATAAAAATAATTGAATTTATATAATAGTTTATTTAGTTAGATTATACGTAAGCTGCAGCGATTGTTCTACTTGTTAATGGTGTAGCAAGTAAATATAGGTCTGTCCAGCTAACTTGACGGAAATCATCCGTATTTACCCAAACCTTAATAACAAATCTAGTATACCTTCCATTATTACTTCCAACATAGTTAAACATATCATTTAGTTTATGGGTAATAGTTTGATTTCTAAGAACTCTAGTGCTTTTAAAATTCATAGATTCACTCATATTTGTCCCATTAACGTTATCCGCTTCTTCAGCTATAAAGTAAAAATCCATTTCATCAGTTCCAGATCCAGATCCAATTTGACCAGTTATGGTTCCTGATAATGGAATATATGTACCGGCTAGTATATATTCAGTAGTATAAATATAATAAATCGTATCACCTTGATCGTTTATTTGACTACCAGACCGAGAACCACCTGGTATTCTTATAATATCCACAGGAGTTGGTGTTTGCCATATAGGTATTGAACCCGGTCCTTGTGAAGCCAAAAATTGACCACTAGTCCCTGCTGAACTATTTACTGTTATTGTATTAATTTCTAAGTTGCCTTTTATGGTAGTATTTCCAGAAACATTTAATGTGGAAATAAAAGTCGATGCATCATTAACAAATAATGTAGATAATACAGTAGTCGCTCCCTTAAGGATTGATGTGTTTTCAAAAGTTGCTATATTTCCAACATTTAATCTTGATGAAACTGTAACACGTTGTCCTAATATTGTATTGCCATTAACATTTAATGTTGATAAAACTGTTGAAGCTCCCTGTAAAACTGTATTTCCAGAAACATTTAATGTGGAAATAAAAGTCGATTCATCATTAACAAATAATGTAGATAATATAGTAGTCGCTCCCTTAAGGATTGATGTATTTTCAAAAGTTGCTATACTTCCAACATTTAATCTTGATGAAACTGTAAGATGTTGTCCTATTATTGTATTGCCAGCAACATTTAATGTTGATAAAACTGTTGAAGCTCCTTGTAAAACTGTATTTCCAGAAACATTTAATGAAGATATGACAGTTGAAGCTCCTTGTAGAGTTGTATTACCAGAGACATTTAATGTAGCTAAAACTGTTGAAGCACCAACAACAAACAATGTAGATAAGACAGAAGTAGCTCTTTTATTAATAGTTGTACCTTCAAAAGTTGCTGTATTAGATACATTTAATGTTGATAAAACTGTTGAAGCTCCTTGTAAAACTGTATTTCCAGAAACATTTAATGAAGTTACGACAGTTGAAGCACCTCGCAATGTTGATTTACCAACAACATATAAATCAGATGAGGCTGTTGATAATCCTTGCATAGTTG